CTTATTGAAATGTGGGATACAGGTCAAACATCAAATAGTTTGAGTATTGGCGTTGTAACACTTATTGTATTCTTACTACAGTCTCTAGCATACGTAAGAAATGGCTGTATAGATGGATTTGACTACGGTAAGTGGTCTTTATTAATCTCATTAGTTATGGGTATCGTATTTGCAGGGTCATCATACGGTATCGTTAAGGCAATAAATAAAAATATTCCTAAGTCTAGCGGAGGCCCATCACCCCCTCCTGCTACTTCGGGTACTCAAACTAACTTTACATGTCCTGTAGGCACACAGTTGTCACCTGAAGGAAATTGTGTAGGTGTTGGTGAAAATGTTCCTGTTGGAGAATTTCAAGGTGAAAAATCGTCACCTGTAAATCCCGATGACCAGTTTGTGTGTGAAGCATATAAGGATGGTGAACTAATTACATCAACGATAGCTTCTTAGTTGCATTACGAAGAATTCTGTAATAGCCCATAATATTAGTTCCTGTATGGGGCTCTGCTGATACCTCATTTCCATCGGCGTCATTAACTATAACTACAATTGTTGGTACAAACTTTACACAATACTTTGCGGCAAGCCCTGCTGGGTCGTCATGAGTATTCACGGGAACCCAAGTAACAACACTAAATTCTTCCTTAAGGTCATCAATCGCAGGCTTGATAACTTTGCAAGGATTACATGTTGGCGACCAGAAATGATAGGCAATTACACTCATTCTTCTTTGAATATAGTAGTATCTTCTTTAATTAAACCAGTATCCGTTTTGAGACGGTATAATGTACTTCTATGTAGTCTCTGCTTAACAACAACATATCCCCTCTTTTTTGCCGTCTTTGAAAGAGCAGAAATGAGTGCTAAGTTCAATGCAGATTGATCTAATTTGTCAAGATTCTCACGACACCACTTTAGAACATCAGTTTCATAAACAGGCGGTCCCATTATTTTTATCGGAAAGTCCGGAACTACTTCATCTGTATTTGAAACTACAGCCTTAGTTTCTGGACTCAATACTTCTGTAGCCATTCTATCTACAATATGATTATTGCGACTCTGTTCGTCATTGCCACCTGTATGAGCTTTGATGTGTGTAATTGAGAACGACTTAAAACGCGAGAGACGGTTAGCAGTATCCTCAATAATATCGCGATGAGTAACATCGCCACCCTGAGACGTCTTCCAATTGTTACGAGCCCAGTTTGATAGCCACGTTGTCAAACAGTTCTTAGAATACATTGAATCTGTAAAGATTTTCAAATCAGTTTCAATAGGTGGAAATGATAATTCAGCTTTTTTCACTCCTTCAGAAATTGCCATTAATTCCCCCCGCTGATTAGTTTGTATAGACCCTGGAACTAGTTGAGCATTTGAAAATGACTTGTGATCTGGGAAATAGAAGGCCCAGGAGGCTCGTGCTCCCGACTGGCCGTTCTTTGAACATGCCCCGTCTGTGAAGATATCTACCTTCATAGTTGTCTAATCTTCGGAATATTTATGAGTGATTTCATTCGTTTTACAATACATCTGCTCTGTATAGCAGGTTGAATCGTAGACGGGTCTTCGATATGGAACCACACTCTACACTTAAAAGATCGCTCTTCTAATGAACGCCGAATCATTTGCTGACACGAGAAGGTCAAAAATTCAGCATGATACACCAATAAAATCCGAACGCGATTCGATTGCTTTACAGCTACCTGTGAAATCCAATTGTAAAACCAAGGAGCAAATGTATCTACCGAATTGATCTCGGCCGCGTCAATTTCAGAAAACTCGCACGTATCTTCATGTAAAGTCTTATAGTCTTTCCACACGTTTTGAGTCTCTACATCATTGAGAGGTTCAAAAAGTATATAATGTGGTGGTGGATATACTAACATTACGTTATTTATTTAGGTCTGTGTAGATGAAAGAATCTTCTTGATAGGGACATCGGAAGATACGATGTATAGGCTGTTCTCTGTAGAAACAATGTAACATGTCTCACACTTAAAAACACTCTGGATGGTCGAGGTATACTCATTTTCCGACTTTACGAGATTCTTGCTGTTATCCGACTGGACGCCGATACAGCACTTCTTCTCAACACTGTCCGTAAAATAATCAAGATAGATAGGCTTATCGTTCTCAACGGCTAGCTGTGCGGCACGAAGAAGAACACTAGCAGATGGAAGTGCCATTTGTTTTTACAAACTCTTTCATATTTGTACTACTGAACGCATTTAAGAACATCCTCGATTCGAAATCGTGAACGCATACATAGGCTGGGAACCTGTGGCTTGGGGATAGCAAGGATAACTAGAATATCTTCCTTAATTCGAGCGTTGAGAGCCTTTGCACTACGGGGAAGAATCTTAGAGCTCTCGAATAAGAAATCAACATACTGGGTTGTATTCTCTTCAGTTTGCTCGGTCTTTGACTGAGCAGCACTCTCCTGTAGATCCTTAATGACGCTCTGGATGGTATTTGACATGAATTCCTCTCCTATAAGATCCCGAACGAATAGCTGAGTAACAAACTTAGCATAACCACGACGCTTGTCTTTCTGCTTCATCCATAATACAACCTTATCATCATATCCTGACTCAGTAGAATCTGGATATACCAGCGTATCGTTAGTATCATAAAGCTTAGGAAACATCGTAAGCTGGATAAGAATGTCATCGCGAACATCTGGCATAGCGTTTACCAGCTTAAGAGCACAGTCGGCCATCAGCGATGCGAACATACTCTCTGTAATAGCCTTATTGAAGAGTAGAGTACTCACGCGTAGACGAAATTCCTCGTCACGCTTACCCATAATAGTAATAGCCTCAGTTGTAAGAGGAATCAACTTCTGTAATGAAAGCTTATTAAAGATTCCAACAATCTCCGAATAGTCGGGATCTGCACTATCTCTAATCTTGCTAACATACGCGGTAAGAGACTTAGTACGCCAATTTTCAATCGGCTCTTGGCGTGCACGGAACGGCTGCTTTGTAGCAGGACGAAATGGTTTATATGTAACAGGGGTAATCCGCAGTCTTGCGATATTGTCTTGAACACTCCTTGGAAGGGGAAGCTTGGCACCAAAACGAACCGAGTACACTTGTGAAAGGGTGAGGCTCATTTGTAATAGATGATATTCTTTCGAGTAAGCTGAAAACGAATCCGTTTCATATATACATCAAACAATAGTAGCTATACTCAATGGAGACTACAAAACTCCAATATTCATGGATTCTTTGGTACCACGACCCAGAGAACCGCGACTACTCTCTAGAAAGCTATGTCAAGATCGCAGATGTCGTAACGCCTCAACAGTTCTGGACAATTATTGATTCAATTTCAAAAGAAGCATGGGAGTCTGGGATGTTCTTCTTTATGAGGCAGGGATTCAAGCCGTTGTGGGATGCACCTGAGAACGAGGCAGGCGGTGCTTGGTCAAAGAAGATTGATTCTCAGACCGCTCACGCTACATTCATTGATTTGATGGTAAATTGTATCACCGACAACTTCTTGCTCAGTCGTAAGGAGACTCTCGTTGGTATCACTATTTCACCAAAGGGTCCTGCTTCTATCATTAAAGTTTGGAATACTACAACAACTGTGTCTGATAATGCTTATCTTAATACTGAGATGACGGGGTTCAAGGTGGGAGACGATGTTACATATACTGCTCACAAAGCCCGTCCTAAATGATGTGTAATTTATAGTTTCCGTGATTAGTTTTATTAAATAACTCCTTGATACGTCGAATATATATAGTACGAAGAGTGGTTATATTTTTCTCTGTTGGGAATTCAATCTTTTTAACCTTAATTGGTCTTCCTGTGTATGAATGTACTTGTTCAAGAGGATGTTTCGATATCTTTTGCCAGTTTTGTAGAGATGTCAAACTTGGAACAGGCATTCGAACAGTGAATAACTTGTAGATAATATCATTAGCAAAATCTAAAAATGAATTGCGGGGTCTTGGAAATATCTCATTCTCTCCGTAGGTAATCACCGGTACAATAGGTGTTCCTGTTTCTAAAGCTATCTTAAATATACCACGTCTTGTCTTTGCAGATACTTCAATTGTATTATCTTCAAAGATCTCCATCTCTTTAACGCCGCCTAAGGCTATTGATACTGAATCAGTTTGTAATGTTCTCTTTATACTCGTATAATCGGATGGTATTGCATTCAAGTTTCTAATAATGTCTTTTACTACAGGAATTCTGAAAAAGAACGAATGAACAACTCCCTTTGTTGGAGAATATGTGGGATCAGTAATTCTGTAGCCATTATGAATTACAGGGGTAATACCAGACATTCCGTGTGGGTGCCAAATATTAATTGAACGTTCTGGGATTGGATACAACATGTGAATCTTGAAAGTATCGCGAATGTTTTGCTCGGTCTGCTTGATTAAAGCACCAAATGAGTTTCTAAATACCGATATCAAATTTTTAAACAAGTAATCTACAGTTTCACTCGGAAGCAACATGTAGATACATAGAAGAACTACAAATACTACTCCATTTGTGTATAAGGAAATAGCACTAAATAGTGCCAACGAATAATTCCATGTTATACACGAATAGATATATGGACTAAACACTGCAGAGAATAAAATCCCCACACATACGAAGAGTATAAAAGATAACATGTGTCTTACATAGATTTTAACAACCGTAAAAATACGTATTTTTTATTATGACGTATTAACATGGAATTACCCAAGTGGGTAAAGCTGTATACCGCAATAGGTATACTACCTTGGTATTTCTCTGCACTTTTGTCTCAGCCTGAAAAATTATCAATTTATACCATTCCTATGGAGTTATCTCTCATGTATTCACATTACTATTTCTTTCATCGGTTACTTCATCAATTTCCAGAGTTTACTATTAACTTACATGTTCAAGTTCATCACGATAAAAAATATCCAATTCCGCGTTGGGTGGAGCTAGCAATTGATTTTTGCTTTGAAATGTTATGCTTTTGCGGTATTCCATTAGCGGTCCAGTATTCACTTGGTTGGTGGTTAATATCTCCAACTGTCGTTATTTTAGCCTCACTGACTCTTACAATTGGACATATATTTAACTACTCAATTTTAGGTTCAAATTTGATTCATCAAACGCATCATGCAAACGTAAAAGTGCATTATGGACCTGATTTTATGGATCACTTATTTGGAACTAATGCCCATGATCATGAAGATGGTAATATGCATATACCACCTATCATTGTTGCTACAACAATCACTATGCTACTAAAAATATATTTCTGCTGGAAGGATTAGGTCGAGCAAGGCATGAGGCATAACTTAATCTCACCTAGATTCGCAACAACATAACGAATCATAATGAACCAATCGTTCTTCATGTGAATCTCGAGATTATTGCAAAGGTTGGTGCACTTTGTAAACAAGACAAGATGAGGTAGTGAAAAATTACCTGTTACGATCTCATCTGACTTCTTATTGATACTGAACTCATTCTCAGAATCCCCCATAACTGTCTGGCGTGAAGCAAAATGTCCCTTACATCCAAAGGTAAGTGATGAACCCACATTCTTAATGTCAACAGTCTTGGCCCCAAGAAGTGTCATATCGCGACAGATCTTCTGGAAGTCCATTGATGGCATCGTAATATGAGTAGAAAACTCTGTCTCAGGGAGCTGAATGTCAGGCTCATCACGGTCGAGTAGATTCAACTTATAACGAGTTACCTGCTTCTTCTCACCATCTTCAAGCAGGATGCCTAGAGTATTTGAATCATCCTTATCAACGTAAAAAGTGATAGTATCATCGTTCGTGGCAGTACGAACAATGCGATAAAGGTGATCAGTGTTTACTCCAATGATAAACTTAGGATTTTCATGATTGTATGCGAACTTCTCAAACTTATCTGCGTGGAGGCGAAGATGTACAAGAACTGTCCGAGTATTATCCATAGCTACCATACGAATGCCATCCTTGTCAAAAATAAGACTCATTTCAACAAGGATACACTTTAGAGCCTCCTTTAGCGTCCGTATAGCCCCAGTTTGAACTGTCTTGGCTTCTACGATATACGCCATTTAGTGTGATTAATCATTTGCGTTTAAAACCCTTCAATAATGACAACTTTTAACATACTTTCAATAGATAGCCATCCCAACCATCTTTAGCAATAGACTCCATGTGCCTCAATACGTATGCAAATGTTGCACCAGAATGTCCCTGATACTCTAGAAGCTCATAGATCTTATTCATCATGGGGTGAGTACATGTCATGAACTTTTCATTAGTATTCTTAAGCCATTCCCACGCACCCGCCTTTTCAACTGCATTATACACGTCATCTAGCTCCAATATCAGCTGATTGTTGAAATTTGAGATATTTGCGAATCTGCTCATTTTTAGTATATTTAGGTATTAACCTTTACGAATCCATTTTACGCTTCATTGTTTGACTCTTCTTCTTTGAAACAATACGACCTGCACCATTGTATGTTAGGTCGGCTTTCGTGAGACCACCAACCGTTCTCTCCGCCCCACCGTGCATTACTTTTGCACGAGAGCCTACTTTCATTGTTTTCTTCGTCATTTACTCCATATCGAGTTTTTAACTTCCTGGTTGAATATTCCAACTGCTAGACTTGCCTTTATAACTTTCTCACTATTATCACTGTAGTCATCAATTTGTGAGCAGATACATGGATACAAACAGTACCATCTACCCGTTTTCATTGCGTATTTCCATGAAACATCGGCAGCATATGATTTTATCTTTAATAATGATTCTAATGAATTAATATTTTTTAAAGCCCATTCCCGGTTTGCTAGGAGACTATCATAATAATTGCCATGTACTAAATAAGCTCCAGTATTTAAAGAATTATAAATTCTTGGAAAATCATACTCTTTATACCAACCAGTCAGCAAGATAACATCCCAATTTGATTTAGAAACAAGTTCTACAAGTTGTTGATATGCTGATTCCAAGTTAGTCCATTGTAAATCATCTTCAAGAATTAAAACATTTTTCCATCCCTGAGTTTTTGCCATACGAAGAACTTCTGTATGACTTTCAAGGCAACCTGCAGCTCCATTCTTTTTTTTTACTGCAGAGAATCTCACAATCTTTTCTTTCGGCATTCCGCCTTGTTTAAAGAATTCTGACATGACATCCCGTCTATCTTGACGATGGTCTAAGTTTATGTAAACAATTTTGTCTATAAATTCCCACAATTGAGATCTGGGTTCAGAGCTCATTTGTGTTTTTGTATTTTAAGTTTTTCAGTCTTAATCCGCTTAGTTGGAGTACGCAAGACCGCCCATGCCAGACATGACACGGAGAACGTTGTAGTTGAGCGCATATACGCGAACCTGGGCCGTGTTGTTACCTGTAACCGTGTTGACGGATACCGTGAGCTGGAGCGTCGCCTTGTCAATGCGAGAGAAGTTGCACGTGCCTGAAGGCTGGTGCTCCTCTGGGCGGAGAGCGAACGAGTAGCAGTTGATACCCGTGGAAGGCGTGCGGCAGTGGTGCTGGTAGGGCTGAACCTTGTCGAAGTATGAACCCTCACGCTCCGTGAAGCGGTCCTGGCCGTTGAGCTGAAGCTTCGCGACCTCAACTGGGTTACCACCCTCGCAACGCATGTCAGACTCGAGGATAACCTTGCTGAGGAGGAAATAGCTGACACCGGGGCCATTGCTGACACTGGAGTCCTCATTATCTAGTGTTACTAGACCGATGAGTGACGTATCAAAATTATCAGAGTAGTTAAAGGGCTGGACACCATAGAACCCTTGGATCGCTGCAGTTGGCGAGCAGTCAACGAATGAGTCACGCTGAACGACCCAGAAGAGCTCCTTAACGGGGTGGTTAAAGTTGAGCTGGATCTTGTTGGACGAAGACGTGATTGACTCGGCACCCGTGTACTGAACCTGCTCGATGAGGTACTCGTGGCTCTGCTGCGCGAAGCGGCGGCGCTCCTCCGTGTCGAGGTAGCAATAGTCTACATAGAGAGACGCAGCGGCAAGAGAACCAAACGAATTTGTGTTAAACGTAGAGGGGTTGCCACCTGTTATACCCCATCCACAAAGCTGAACTGGGTTAAACTCTACATTGATGCGAACCTCGTGGTACTGAAGGGCGATAAGAGGGATCGCGACACCGGGGTTGCGGCAGAACCAGAACTGGAGGGGGATATAGAGCGTCGTCGCAGGAAGTTTTGTAACGGCACCGCATGATGAAAGACCACCCGAGCCACTGCAAGGTGCAGGTGGAACAGCACCGTTTGCCTGTGTGGGGAATGTAAGCATCGCCGTCTGGCCGATCATGGCGTTAAGTGCACGAACTGAGCCAGCCTCCGTCGAGAGCTGCGTCCAGATCTGCATCCAGTCACCATACTGGCGATCGATACGCTGTCCACCGATCTCAACCTCAACCATGTTGACAAGCTGGTGACCAACGAAGTGAACCCAGCGAGCGGAGCTGCCGGGAGCCGATGAAGGGCTTACCTCGGGGAGAACAACCTGGAGGTACGTCTTGTACATCATATCCGCGTTACGGTTGATGATCGCCGTTACACGCTTGTTAAAGTCGGCTTGGCCGTTGAATGTAACCTCAATAGACTCCACCGCGAAGTTCGTGTGACGCTTGTACAGGATCTTCCAGAACGTAATCTGGGGGTTACCTGAGATATAAACATCCTGTGCTCCGTAACTCACTAATTGCATAAGCCCACCACCCATATTGTTGTTATGTTTCACTGCAAGAAAATTTTCCAGCTGAGAAAATTTTTCAACCGAGGGCGACTATATTCTTAAATATAATGGACTTCTTCTACATACCGACTGCAAATCCGTTAATAAACACGTTTCTGCGGTCACTAGTTGTTATTGCTATCGCTAAAGGATTCAATAAGTCATGGTATTTTGCATATTGGGCTGCGGTGATTCACGATGCTATCTCATTGACACTTATTGGTCAATTACTGTAAAATCACTGACATGTCCGTTGGATAGAAGTCTTGTGCCTGTATCATCTAAGACTAAAATTGTATTATTAAATAATGCTATCGACCTAGGTTCATTAAAAGTAGATAAGGCATACGTAGAGTTCACCTTGTTAAATGCAGGCATTGCGTTGATTCCATTATTCCACTTACCAATTTGCAGTAAGCCCTCTAGAAGAGAGTCGGAGTAAGAACTTTCATAACTATTAATTGCATGTTGGGGAAAGGTGGGCGATGTGCCAGCGATAGTTGTTACGATATAACTACCCGATGTTAATTCTAGCGATCGTATTCTATGAGCATATTTATCTGTAATTAAAATTCTATTATTTATACTGTCGAAGCATATGTCTTCAATCAAAGTAAAAAAAGAATTACTACCTTCATCATCGCGAAATGGACCACCTATAATATTAGTACCTTTCCAGCTCCGATGGGGTCCAGTTATATTATTCCACGTTCCGCTAGTCAAAGGTGTGTCAGTAACTTGTCCCGAAATAATAGATATTTGATTTGTTAAAAGATTAAGTCTGCTTATGTTTTGCGAAGCTCCAACAAAATATCCAGTATTTATATCTGTAAAAATAAGTTTACCTCGAATATTTATATTTGTCACAACAGCTGTTACATCGCCTGTTGAAAAAATAATTTGTGCCATGTAGCGTTGATAAAAAGTTCTTTCCTCACTTACATAAAAAAACGTATTATTATACTGATTAAATCCAATTGGATACTGAAATTCAACCGAAAGAGTGTTAATATACACAGTTCCTGTCAAAACATTAATTACATATACTGTTTTTACCGGAGAGAACATATCAAATGTAGGAAGATTACTTGGTATTACAAGATGGTTACCGTCATTTGTAATAAAAATATGTTTAATTGTATCTTCTGGAAAAGCACATATATTATCGATTGTTCCATTGAACTTAATACGAACTATCTTTGAATTAAGAACAGTATACATAAAGTTATTTCGATAATAAGCTACAACTGGATTGTTAATTGATTGTATAGAATATCTTGAACTAGCTGCGGCTTGTAATGTTAGAGATATATTAACAACAGTCCTACTAAGATCAATCACGGGTATTCCGGTTATTACCGCAGATGTATTAGATCTGGTAATTATATTTGAAATGTCTATATTAGTTAATTGTGAAAGAATTGCACTTGCATTTAGTATGAATGCATTATCGCTGGGTGTAATAATCTGAGATTCGTTAATCGCTATAATTATAATTAAACTACCCGGTATAAATCTTAACGTTATAATAGAAGGATCTATTCCCAATATTGTGGCAAGTTGTGCAGTAAATGCACTCTGTTGAATGTTGCTTAAAGTCCCAAGGGTGAGTCCTCCTACATAAATAGATCCTATATCTGTGTTAGGGGGTGTACTAGGTTCAACAATTAAACTTCTACTCCGCCCACCCATTCGTCTGACTAGTGCATGCTGAGCACCGACGGTCGAGTGTCCTTTTGGCATTTACAATACACCAAATGTTTATTCTCCAGTAGATCCAAATCCGCCAGCTCCACGATTATCTGGTGGAGGAGGAAGGTCGTTAAGGCTATCGACTAGAACAATCTTCTTCCAGGGAAGCCAGTTGTGCTGAACTACCTGAAAAAGACGACGGCCGAACTCGATTGGGTAATCAATATCATTACCGAAACAGTCAACACGAGCAATCAACTCACCACGATATCCTGCGTCTGCTAGTCCAATTTGGTTAGACATGCGAAGAGGAGTAAGCGAAGTAGATGACCGAGCAAGCAGTAGGTAGGGAGCAGGATTCCCGTTATCATCAAGTGCAGCAAAGTGGGCACCCAGTTTCATCTCAACTCCAAGATGATTCATATTAAATGATAGAGTGATCTTGGGAGAAAGAAGATCAAACCCAGAATCACTCCAACGACGATTAGCAAGATGAGCATTCATTGCATTACGAAGCTCTTGGTCAGGTACAAAAACATACAAACTCATTTATTTTATGACGCTAGATCTATGTAAGTCTTTACAGGTAAGAAAGTTATTGCAACCGCTAAAGTCCCGCCAAGCTGTGCTATTAAATTATACATGAAATCTTCACGTGTTACACGGCCAATGATAAATGCTGCGGCACTTCCGATAGGTGTAAAGTAACCTGTTGTAATACCTTTTGCCATACTGAACATCGCAAAGTATACGATAGCCATTATAGTTGGATCTCCTTCCGTGAGTAACTTAGCATAAATAATAGTTACAACACCAATCAGCTCGATAAAATACTTGTTAAGCATTATCTCTTACCTTTTAAAATATCTAATATATTTTTCTTTTTTCTGATGGTTTGATAATCTACATTCTTTCTTTCAATATCGCTATACGATGGTCGTTGAATACACAACTCTACAATATACCAGTTATCTTTGACCTGAAGAGTTTTCCAGTATTGATCAATTGCGTGTTCTTTAGCAACTTTACTTATTTGAAATTTAATTAATCCTTCTTTAAAGTTATTTAGTAATTTGCCATAGTAATGTTCATTTACAATATACGATGTTGTAGTTTGAGCACTTATTAATTTGTGAGTTTCTGTGTTATAATTTATAGAATATCCACCTAACATAATAACATCATATTTTGACTTCACCAGTTTATTTAAAATTTCAACGCCATTATCATAGTTCTTCCAGGCCATATCATCTTCTACAATTAAAACATTTTTCCACCCTTCTCGGATAGCCATTTCAAGCACCGCAATATGACTCATAGTACAGCCAATTGCACCATTATCATGTTTAATTGCTGAAAATCTTTGAACTTTGTCTGGTGAAAATACTTGTAATTCTTCTTCAATCTGTTCCCTTCTATCGAGTCTGTTATCTAAATTAATATAAACAATTTTGTCTATCGATGGTAAAGGATGTCTATAGGTTGTAGATATCTTTTTGCTTCCCTTAAAATAGTATCCTGAAGTATCCATTGTTAAATCATTAAACCATTTTGATGGAAAATAAATACGTCTATTTGTATTTAAGTAAGCTCCCCACCATGAAAATGAAGAATTGGCACAGATACATCCCTTTGCTCTAGACATTAAAAATAATGAATCAATTTCATTCTCATTTATAATTGGAATTTCTGGTAATAATGTTTTTGCGTAGGGAATATCATTTGTAAAAATAACAAACTCTTCATTTGAATTTAATTCAACACATTGTTTGTAATAATAACTTAAATCAATATCATGAAGTTTATTTCCTCTATAATCTCCACCTCTTACATGAATAAAGAATTTGTTTGAAATATTTGAATATTTTTCTAAAATTGATTCGTTAAAAGTTAATCGTGATATAAATTCATCTTTAATTAAATTTACGTATTCAAATCTTTGAAAATATCCATCTAATTTCAAAATTTCTTTGGTTGAATTTATTTTTGATTTCCAATCTTCATAAGCTAATTTATCGTTTTCTTTTAATGTAATTGTAGTTTTTTTAGAAAAATTAGATTTCCATTTTTTTAGTAAGCTTTTAAAATATTGTTCGGTTGAATGTCCTGCGGATGGACTAGTTAAAGTATCCAAAAAAATTGGAGTTTTACTGATATTTGAAGCGTAAAGTAGAAACGCTAATTGAAACAATTGATTTCCTAAACCACCCGTTAAACGAACTGTTAAAAGTTTTGGGCTAAGGTTTATGATGTTGGTATAATTAAAAAACTCTTTATTCATAATCTTTCTCTGTATATCCGAATAATCACTTATTTGTTTGAATAATACTGGAAAAACACAATACCAATTATCAATACGCTGAAGACTATGCCAATATTGATCAATTGCATATAATTCGGACTGGTTATAATTTTTATCTAAAAAAAAGGCACCTTCTTCAAAATTTTTTAATAATCTTGAATAATAATGATTTGAAACCATATATGCCGTTGTACAACAACAATTATAAAGTTTATAAGAACTTGTATCACAAGATAGTGCGGTTCCACCTAATACGATAACATCATACGGATTACTTGCTAAATTTTCAAGGACTTTATAACCAGTTTCAAAATTACAAAATTCCCCATCATCCTCAACGACTAAATAATTTTTCCAGTTATTTTGAATAGCTAATTTCAAAACTTCAATATGAGATTTTGAACAACCAAGATGCCCCCTATTGATTTCGTAAATAGCATTGAATCTTTCAACTTTTTTGGAAGGAAAAATACTTAATTGTTTTTCAATTTGATCCTTACGATCATTGCGATGTTCTAAATTAATATAAATAACTTTTTCAATAAAGTCAAACATTATAATAAGAGTTATAAAAGTTTTGCTTCTAAAAATCCCTTTACAAATGCAAGTTTAGGATGTAATAAATAAATTTGTGTGAATAAGTATATAAAAATCTATAGACATTTAAATATAAATGGACGGTTTAATTTTATTTAGCCCAATGTATCAAGTTCAACGAGTTGGAAAAAATAACGATGGAGGTTATGTGATATGTAATTTACCAGGAAAATACGATTTATTTATCAGTGGAGGTGTATCTGACGATATAAGTTTTGAAAAGCATTTTCTTAATTTATATCCTAATTTAAAATGTTATGCTTTTGATGGAACAGTTAACTCGCTTCCTATCAATGACCAACGTATAACATTCATAAAGAAAAACCTTGGAAAGTATGATTCTCTCGAAACTACAAACTTGAAATCATATATGGAGGGATTTAATAATATTTTTATGAAAATTGATATCGAGGGACATGAATTCAGATTATTTCCTGAATTAGAATCTTATATGTCAAAGATTAAACAATTAGTTTTAGAAATTCATAGTCCTGGCGATATTAAACTACATCCAACATACTTTAAAGGATTAGACGATATTGATCATCAATTTATGTTTAATATGTTTGCTATGATAAATAAAACACATACATTAGTTCATGTTCATGCAAATAATGGATGTCAAAGTCATGTTTATGATGGGGTAATACTTCCAAATGTGTTTGAATGTACATTTATTAGAAATGATTTTGTTACAGATAAAGTTCCTAATAAAATTTCATTGCCTCTCCCAATAGATATGAAAAATATTCCAAATAAAGATGATTATTTTATAAATTATTATCCATTTGTTAACTAAAATCTAAGAAATTTATTAATCGCTGCTGTTAATGGTGTCTCTGGCTCAATAGTGCACTTATATCCAAAGTCAAAAACTGGAACATGATTCCAGGTTATAAATCCATGAGAAACTTTGGGAAATAGATTTTTTATATATTTTTGCTGAAAAACTGGTAAGATTTCGCTGAATGAATAATTGCTAATTAAAAAAAGATTATCTTTAGCTATGTCTTCTCCAAATGAAGTTGAACATATGTTATCATAATCAAACATAATGTCAAAATTTGACAAATATATTTTTTGAAGTTGGGAGACGTATGGTAAATCAATAGTTGTGTATGAATTAATATCTATGTTTAGTTTTTTATGTAAGTAATTAATTGCCAAACAAAGACCACCATATCCTGCTCCAATTTCTACAATATCCTTTAATCCGGTAGTTTCTAAATGTTTCAGACATAAGTATCCATGATAGAGGTATCTCAAACTAGTAGAGGAGCATTTTAAGTTATCGTAAGTATACATTATTGGGGATCCAATTGAGTCATTCATATTGCAAAAGTAAATAATATCATCGATACTGAAAGTTTCTAATAATAAACTAAGATATTCACTACCAGTTGACTCTTTAACATGTTCAAGCATATATGTGAACCTACTATGTGATTTAAAGTTTGAAAAATCATTTTTTAATAAAATTTCCTTAATATAATTTTCGAAAACAGTGTATTCTGCTTGGACTACCATTATTATTATATAACTACTCAAATACCATTCGTGGAACAATGTGCATAGCCTCTAACTCCTGAGACCACAACTTAACTGCATAAGGAATGGTCTTCATGAGGAATTGAGTTTGTACTCCGCAAGTGCCGCAGTGATAGATGTTCTCAAGTGGATTTACAACTGCCAGAGTTCCACAAGACTTACAGAATCCAGTCTTGAATGGGTCGCTAACATCCATGAGACGCTCTTTCGTAAAGATAGATGCACCATGAGAGATCATACAATCACGCTCCATCTCACCTACACGTAGACCGCCATCACGAGATCGTCCCTCACAAGGCTGACGGGTCAGTGACACAATAGGACCACGAGCACGAGAATGCTTCTTGTCTAGTACCATGTGCTTGAGACGCTGGTAGAAAGTAGGTCCCATAAAGATTTCAGCCTCCATCATCTCGCCTGTCTGACCGTTATATAGAACCTCATTTCCATATGGATGCATGCCTAGCTGTAGGAGCTGTTCGCGAATGTTACCTACAGGAAGGTGAGAATAAGGAGTGCCATCGCCAAGAGTTCCCTTCTCGCAACAAATCTTGCCATACATAGTCTCCATAAGCTGAGCGATCGTCATACGAGATGGCACAGCGTGGGGATTCATAATTAGATCAGGACGCATTCCCGCGGCAGTATATGGCATGTCCTCCTCATTAAGCATCACACCACAGGTTCCCTTCTGACCGTGCCGTGAGCTGAACTTATCACCAACCTCGGGAACACGCTCCGATACAACGCGAACCTTCACGAAAGGGTAACCATCCGAGTTTCTATCCTGCCACACACCATCAACGCGACAAGTCTCTGAGTTCTTATGAGTGGTGCTGGAATCACGAAACTGGTATCCGTTAGGATCAGCCTTGATAGAAGTTACCTTACCGATAACAACATCATTTTCCCCAATACGAGCACCCATAATTGGAACACCATTATCTGCTACTGCATGATATGATGATGTCTTGAAACCACGAGTATTCTCACGACGAGCCTTTGCAAACTTCTCCTCCTTACCTGAAGCGATATTGCGATGCTCCTCGTCCTTATAGATTGTGTAATAGAGAGTACGGAACAAGCCACGATTGATAGCACCCTTGTTAAGAATTACCGAATCCTCCTGATTGTAACCACCGTAGCAACCGATGGCTACCATGATGTTATCTCCTGAGGGCATCTGGTGAGTATCAAGAATAGACATCATACGAGTCTCAACAAATGGACGCATAGGTGAGCAGAGAATGTAACCATTCTTATCAAGACGCTTGGCATAGTTCCGTGCAAAGATACCCATCGCCTGCTTCCCCATAGCAGACTGATACGTATTACGAGGTGACTGATTGTGATCAGAGAATGGGATACTATTCGCCATGTGTCCCATAATGAGTGTAGGATGAATCTCACAGTGTGTATGTGTCGTAGTAATTTCATTAGGTAGCATCGCTACGCGGATAACCTCGGTCTCGCAAGGATCAATATACTCTAGGTTAGTACGAATCCAATCATTCCAATCCTGAGGGTCTGTTGGGGATGGTAGAATCTTACCATCCGCTACGCGAAACAGTGGGCGAACAAACCGACCACTATCTGTCTCAATATTAATAGTATACTCATTGATATTCCAAGATACGCCTGTATGCGGGTGAAGACGGAAGTTACGCTTCTCGTTACGCAGAGTATTGTGAACACTCATTGGTCTATCGGTGTATGCGACGATAACGCCATTTAGAATGATTACAGTTCCTGAGTAGGGCTTATCCAGCGTCGTAACCCACTTGAGATGTGTGATGTTCTCGAGAATCTTGATAACAATACTAGCAGGAGTATGCTGAGTAATTGAAGTCAACATCGCCATAGACTTTACGATACCAACAGAGTGACCCTCAGGGGTCTCTACAGGACAGACATAACCCCAAGAAGTGCCATGAAGCTTACGTGGAGCCAATAGCTTGCCAGACTTTTCAACAGGAGTCTGGATA